GCTAAGATGACAGCTTCTGTAGCACAGTCAGTTCCTAACAACGCTCTAACTCTAGCAGCTTTTAACGTTACTACTTTTGATTCCTATGCTGCTCGTGCTGAGGGCGCAATGGTGAATCTTACTAATGATGCTATTACTATTAGAAAAGCAGGTCTCTATTATGTATCACTTGTAGCTTCATTCGCTGCAAATGCTACAGGGGTTCGTAGAGGCGACATTAGAAAGAATGGGACTTCGCTATTATCTATCGTTGATCTTTCCTTTACCGGTGGTGCTAATGGTGTTAAGATTTCTGATTTTTTTAACTTTGCTGTGGATGATGTTATTACTGGTGGACTGTTCCAAAACTCAGGTGCTGCTCTAAACGCAGATGGTAATACATTTGCAGAAGGTATGGCATTAACAGCTATTTGGCTAGGTTCTCTCTCATGAGTGAGGGATATAAGCCGGAATATGATAGGTCGCAATCGGGTCAAGTTCCTGCTACAGAAGTTGCAAAATTTCATCAGACAGCAGATACTGATTCTTCTCAGGATGCTATTCATCACACTTTAGGTTCTAAACATGATGCAGCAGCGGCCGGGGATCATAAACATATTGTAGGTTCACCTTATACTAAACCTTTAGCGGGAGTAACTATTTCGGGTTCTCGCGGAGGTAATGCCGCTGTAGCTAGTATTATTGATGCATTGGAGAAGCTAGGTGCAACGGACTCCACGACGGCGTAAGCCTGAAACAATTAATCCTGATGACTTCTTTAAGGAATTAGCAGAAAAGCTATCGTTACAGGCTGATGAGCCTAATATCTTAGGCTTTGAGCCTCTAATTAAGCAGGAAATATTCTTACGTTCTGAGAAATTAAAGAAGCTATATGCTGGCGGTAACCGCTCTGGTAAAACTACTGTAGGCATTGTAGAAGACATTGATTGGATGGCAGGAACTAATCGTTATAAACGGACCCCAGATCCGCCGGTACGAGGGCGCATCGTGGGAGTCGATGTCGAAGAAGGCATTAATAAAATCCTGCTACCAACCTTCTCTAGATGGTGTCCGCCAAGTTATTTACGAGGCGGATCTTTTTATAGTGCTTACGATTTAAGCGCCAGAACTCTTTATTTTGAAAATGGTTCATTTGCTGAATTTATGAGTTATGAGCAGGATGTTCAGAAATTCGTGGGAACTTCTCGTCACTTTGTACACTTTGATGAGGAACCACCACAAGAAATCTATATTGAATGTCTTGCACGTCTTATTGATACTGATGGTGCTTGGTGGATGACACTTACTCCAATCCTCGGTATGCAATGGATGTATGATGAGATTTATCTTCCCAACTTTGAAAATCCTGATGGTGACGTAGAAGTACAAGTTGTAGAGATGTGGGAGAATACAAAGCTTAGTGACAGGGCGATTCAATCCTTCATTGATTCTATTCCAGAAGAAGATCGTGATACTCGTGTAGGTGGTAACTTCATTCGACGTGGTGGAGTTATTTACAAGAAATTTAAGAAGTCTGTCCACGTTATTGATGAGATTAACCTAGATGATGTTAAAGACTGGGATTTGTATGCATCTGTCGATCACGGCTATAACAATCCTACAGCCTGGCATTGGCACGTAGTCTCTCCGGATGGAGAAGTAATTACCTTTGCTGAGCATTATGAACGTGAGATGACTATTGATCAGCACGCTGCTATTGTTAAAATGATGGAAGCTACCTTTGGTCGCACACCTGTTATGAGAGTTTGTGATCCTGCCCTAGCACAAAAGAATCCAGTAACTGGTACCTCAGTACAGGCTGAGTATATCACGCATGGAATTGAAGTTATGCATGGAATTAACGATGTAACGACTGGAATCAACAAAGTCAATTCTTATATTAATTACAACGACGAAACGCCGCCTAGGTGGCACGTCACCCGGAACTGCGAGAATCTCATAAAAGAGATGCCTAAGTACCGTTGGAAGACTTGGGCGAATAAGACAATGGAGCGTCAGAACAACGCATATGACGTTCCGCATAAAAAAGATGATCATGCTATGGATGGTCTTAGGTATTTCTTCACTATGATGCCTGATATAAAGGCCGTCGTAGAAACGCCTGTGCAAGAAGAAAGACAACCTACAGCAGCTGATTATCAGCAGTATCCTGCTAGATATGACGAAAGTCTTCGTCGGCAATTAGCAGGAGTAGGTAAGAACTCTGATGGTTGGACTGTTACTAATGCGGATGAATACATGGGCGGAGAATGGTAGTTGACTTGCCCTGTAGCATGGTACTTAAGCGAGCGCTCCCGAAAGGTGTACTATGTCCGAGGAAACTAAGGTTTATGAGGGCCCTTATTTTGAGACTGAGGGTAAGAAAGTAGAGATGGATCTTTACAATGCTGCTCATGGTAAGGTTCCGCGTACTGGTGGACCTTATATGGATGATTTAGCAGCAGTAGAAGCTGAAAAGATTAGGGCTGAGCGAGAAGATCGTGAGCCTGATCTGGATAATCCTCCGGCCACAGTTGCCACTGTTCTTGTTCCTAAGCATGAATTAGTTGAGCGAGACACGGATAAGTCGCATTATTCTGAGCATGTTCCGGTGGAAAATGAGCCTGTTGGTAAGGTAGTTGTAGATACTTCTGGGGGTTTTGATGTAGAGCCTGATCCTGGTCAAGCTGATTGGGATAATGACGAGACTAAGCTTCACGCTTTGCAAGCTGGTAATTTATTGCGTGAAGAGAAGGAAAAGGCCGCTGCTCAAACTCCTCCGTCGGAAGAGTCAGAAACTACTGACGAAGACGAGCAGTAATGCCTGAGGTTAGTTATCGATCGGCTGCTAAGGTGCAAGTCTTAGCAGCCCCTCGGTTAGCTCCTGGACACTGTTGTATTTGTGGCTCTAGTGACCAAGAGTCGCGAGATTTCATTGATATGGGCTGGGAAATTGACTTCTTTGGTGTAGTCTATATTTGCACCTTCTGTTTTTCTGAGGTAGTCAATATCTTAGGCTGTCTCACCAAGGAGCAATCTGAGGCATTAGAACATGAGAATAATATCTTACGTCAGAGAATTGTAGATTTCCAAGCTAAAGAATTGGCTATTCATGATGCTGCCGACAAATTACGCGCTTCTGGCCTCCTTGATTTTGCTTCTTCTGGGGATAGTAGTGGGTCTGATTCTACTATTAGTTCGGGTCCAGAAACTCTCACTGAATACTATGAGCGAATTAAACACCCAGCTAATGGCGATAGTGGACTCACAGAACAAAATAATCTCCAGCAAAGACGCGATGACGTATCAAGTTCTGAGTCAGACCCCGACTTTACCATCTGAAACTGCTCCAAGGATGGACGATTATTCTGAAGCTCAGAGATGGGCGGCTGCTAATCAAGCTTTAATTGGCCTTGGAGAAGAGTCATATGACCCCGATGCCCAAGATGCTCTCAGGGCTTTTGGCCCCTACGGCAACTGAAGAACCTAAAGGGCCAACATTAAATCATAAAGAAGCTCATAAATTAGCCAGATTCATCGATGAAGAATACCAAAAGATGAAGAATGGCCGTACACAATTTGAGCGTCAGTGGTACATGAATATGTCTTTCTATTTTGGAAAGCAAAATGTTGTACCACAAACTGTTAGAGGTGTAGGTGGTAGACTTATTATGCCTCCTGCGCCTCCTTGGCGTGTCCGTTTAGTTATTAATAGGACACGGCCGATGATTCGTAGAGAATTGAGTAGGCTTACTTCCCAGAAGCCTAGTGCTAGTGTTATTCCTGCTAGTAGTGACGACTCAGATTTATTTGCTGCGCAAGCTGGTGAGCAAATCTGGGAATCAATGTATTATGGTAGGAATCTTAAGCGAATTTTAAAGCAAGCTGTATGGTGGAAATTAGTATGTGGCAATGGCTACATGAAGACGTATTGGGATGATACCAAAACTTATTCTCCTACGCAAGATGAAGCGTACCAAGGCGACGTATGTTATTCTGCGGAGACTCCGTTCCATCTCTTAGTACCTGATCTAAGAGAAGAGGATATTGAAGGGCAGCCTTGGGTAATTCATTCATTCACTCGAACTCCTGAGTGGTTGCAAATGAATTATAAGAAAACTCTGGATGGTCGAGAGGTTAGGCCCAATACAAAGGGTGCTAATGATATCCTTAGTGATGCCTTTCTCAACTTAGTGGGGGGCAATACACAGGATTATGACTCGGTATTAGTTCATGAAATGCACATTAAGCCAGGTGCTCATCCTAATTTTCCTGATGGTGCTGTCATCACTTCTGTTGGTGAGCAAATCATCCAATACTCTCCTGTCTTTCCTTATCAGCATGGAGAGTTTTGTTTTACTAAGTTTGACCACATTCCTAGTGGTAAGTATTATTCTACGTCCGTGATTGAAGATATTATTCCCATTCAGCGTGAGCTTAATCGTACTAGATCTCAAATTGTTGAGGCTAAGAACCGTATGGCTAAGCCTCAAATGATTTATCAAGCCGGTTCTCTTGATCCTCAGAAGATTACTACAGAACCTGGACAGTATATTCCATATAAGATGGGATTTCAACCGCCTGAGCCTCTTCCCATGCAGCCTTTGCCTAACTATGTTTTAAATGAAGTTCAGCAACTGCTACAGGATATTGATGATATTTCTGGTCAGCACGAAGTTTCCCGCGGAGATGTTCCCCCCGGAGTAACGGCGGCCACTGCTATTTCTTATCTTCAAGAACAAGATGATTCTATGCTGTCTAGTGAAGTAGATTCAATTGAATCCGGCATGGAAAAAGTTGCTAGGCATACTCTTTCTTTAGTTGGTACTTATTGGGATATTCCTCGAATTGTAAAAATTGTCGGCGTTGATGGTTCCTGGGATAGTGCTATGTTTAAGGGCTCTGATCTTAAGGGTAATTGTGATATTAGGGTCGAAGCTGGTTCAGCGCTACCTACGTCTAAGGCTGCTAAGCAAGCTTTAATTACTGACTGGATGAAAATGGGCTTTATCGCCCCCGAGGATGGTATGGAAATCCTCGAAATGGGCGGTATTCAAAAGCTTTATGAGCGAGTCCAAATTGATCAAGCTCAGGCACGTCGAGAAAATCTTAAGATGCAGAATTGTCCTCCTGAGATTATCGAACAAATGTTTGCACCTCCGGAAAAGCCTGCGGTTGATCCAGTTACTGGCGAACCTATTGTTGATCCTATGACTGGTCAGCCACAAATGGAGCCTATGGCGCCAGAAGAATATATGATTGATAAGGTGACAGGTAAGCCACAGCTTCCTGATCCTGCTATTCCTGTTAATACTTTTGATAATCACGCTATTCATATCGATATCCACAATAGATTCCGTAAGTCGCAGGCTTATGAGCAACTTACGCCTGATAGGCAACTTTTGTTCGAGATTCACGTTCAAAAGCACATGGAATCTATTGCAGCACCACATATTGGTGGAATGCCAACATCCGAAATGATGATTGGTATTGCCGAGCAACAAAGAAATCAACCGCCACCTACTGATGTTAATACACCTATGGGTGGACCAATGGAAGCTACTAATCCAGGCGAAGAAACTAACTCACCTGGCCCTGTAGCTGCTCCTGGTAGTGAACAGGCTTGACGTCCCTTGTAGTCTAGTACATATAGAGGCCAGGGCTCTTGATGAGTACAGTCTCAGAAAGAAGTAATTATGTCTCAACCTAATTTTGATCCCCCTGTTCAAAGCAATTCTGGTGAGGATACAGGACAAATTGGTCAGGCAGGTATGTTTACTGGCCAACAACCGTCCCAGGGTCAGCAGCCAGAAGAGAAAATTAACCCAGCTTGGAATGGTCTTTTAAGTAAGATTCCTGACCAAAACTTGCAAAAGTTAATTATGCCAGAGCTTAAGCAGTGGGATCAGAATTACAATTCAGGTCTGGAAAAGGTACACTCACAGTACGCTCCTTATAAGCCTTTCTTGGAAGCTGGTATTGCTCCAGAGCGTTTAAATGAAGCCATTATGGTTTATGAAGCTATGGAACAAGATCCCGAAAAATTTGTGACAGCAGTCGCAAACTTTTATAAGGTGCAACTTGGGCAGGGCCAACAAGAACCAGAACAGCAGCAGGAACCGCAATATGATGGAGGAGAGCAACAACCGTCTTTTGATTTAACGCAGCATCCTGAGTTTCAACGTCAGCAACAAATTGTTGAGCAACTAGCTAAGGGATATATTTCTCAGCAAGAGGCGCAGTTAGCGGCTCAGGATGATCAAGAGTTGGAAACAGAATTAGCGGCGGCTCGTGAAAAGTATGGCGAATTTGATGAGCGTAGAGTAATTCAAGCCATGCTTTTTGACGAAATTTCCGCTGAGGAAGCTGTTCAACAATTGCAAGCGTATAATCAGCAGATTATTCAAAACTATCGTAGCCCCGGATCGCAAGCCCCAATTATTGCGGGCGGGGGCGGTGGAGTTCCTTCTCAACAAGTTCCTGTTAATCAGCTTTCTGGTCAAGACCGTCGAGCTTTAATTGCACAAAGATTGGCTCAGGCCGCTGCTCAAGGAAGGTAATTATGGGCGCTACCATGACTACCGTGAACGCTATGCTCAAAGAGATTTATGAGCCTGACGTTCACAATCAAATGAACAATGATGCAATTGGTTATAAGCGTATTGAAAAGTCTTCTGAGGGTATTGAGAACAACGTTGGTGGTAAGTACGTAACATTTCCAATTAAGATCGGGCGTAACCACGGTATTGGTGCTCGTAATGAGTCCGAGGCTCTACCTACTCCTGGTCAGCAAAAGTCTGCTGCTGCACGAGTTTCGGTTAAGTATCTTTATGGTGGTATTAACTTAACTGGTCAAACTATGCGGTTAGCTTCAAAGAATTACCAGGCTTTTGCTAATACTCTTGATGATGAAATGACTGGTCTTAAGACCGATCTTACTAAAGATATCAACTTCCAGTTTTATGGTGATGGTACTGGTGTAAGGGCCGCAGTTACCGCTGATGGTGCCAACACTGTTACCGTTGATAATGTTCAGTATCTTGAAGTAGATATGATGATTGATATCTATGATACTACTCTTGTGACTCCAAAGATTGTAAACCGTAAGATTACTGCCATTAACACGTCCACCAAGGTTGTAACCTATGATGGTGCTGACGGTACTATGGTTGCTACTGATAAGGTTGTTCGTGCGGGTAACGTTAACCGTGAAATGACCGGCCTTGGTGCTATTGTTAAGGATACTGGTACTCTTTATAACGTCGATCCTACCGTTGTGGGTCTATGGAAGGCCGTTGTTAATGCTAACGGTGGTTCTAACCGTGCATTAACTGAGGCTCTTATGATCAAGGTTGCGGACGACATTCGAGTTAATGGAAGCTACCCCACGGTAATCTTTACTAACCTTGGGGTTCGGCGTGCATATTACAACCTTCTTAAGACTGACCGTCGATTTGTTAATACTCAAAAATTTGATGGTGGCTTTGAGGGCCTCGCGTTTGCTACTGACAAGGGTGATATTCCAGTAGTTACTGATCCTGATTGCCCATTTAACCGTATGTACTTCGTGAATGAGAAGGAAGTTACTCTCTACCGCGAGGATAACTGGGGTTGGATGGATGAGGACGGCGACATTATGCAGCGAGTTATTGGCTTCGATGCCTATGAAGCTCGTATGTTTATGTACGCTGAAACTGGTACTCACCGTCGTAACTCTCACGGTATTCTCGCTGATCTTACTGAAGGTTAAAAGCTCGCCCCTCGAAATAGGGCCTGGGTCTCTATGGCCCAGGCCCTGTTTTTATTAGGAGAACTATGATTATTATCCCTAATCAACGATTCTTGGATGAGCGAGATGAATTTCTCCCTGACCAAGAATATGACGTTGAGAATGAGAAAGCGTTTTATTACGCAAAGAATGGGTGGGCAGATATTAAGGGTTGGGATGAAATGGTTGAACGTCTGTATCCTTCTAAAGATACAGACTTAGATATTCAAGATGCTAAGTTAGGCGTGGAGTCTCAAAATGGCTAAATTTGCGCCTGATGAGATGCTTGACTTACATGCTGATTATGTAGATCAATCAGATAAGATGGTTGCTTGTTCTGCTCAACCTACTACATTTACTGAAGCTAATGCTACATTTGCACTAGCCGATGCAGCTATGACGGTTAATACGGATTATACAAAAGCTAATGGCGATACTAGCGGACGTAAAGTTACGGTAGCAGCTAAAAATGGTGTTAATGTTGATACTACTGGAACTGCTACTCATGTGGCTTTAATTAGCACCGGTGATTCTAAATTACGTTTTGTGACTACATGTACTAGCCAAGCCCTAACTAGTGGAAATACTGTCAATTTCCCAGCCTGGGATATTGAAACTGGCGATCCAACATAATTAGGGAGGGGCTAGGTGTCCAATATCTACCTAACCTCTGCCTCTGCTGATGCAGGAGTTACCGCAGGTTCAGGTACTAAATGGAAAGCAGATTTTACACCTGGCGCTTCTGCGACTCACTTAAATAAGAATACCGTTGTTGGTCCTACTGCTCCATTACAAATGACTGATGGAGCGGCAGGCACAGATGGTACTGCTGTTAGCTTTTATACTCCGCAATTATGGGGCGTAACAATTGCTGGTGCTATTACTTGTTCTTTATGGGATCGTGAAAATGCTACAGCTAACAATGTCGCTCCTACTATTAGAATTGAAAGAACTTCTAGTGATGGGACAGTTCAGTCAACTATTGTAGATGAAACTACCAACCACGGTGCCGCAGAGATGGGTACTACTGCTGGTGGCTCTGCTGATACTATCTCTGTTTCTGCTGCAAATGTTACAGATACTACTTTATCTGATGGTGACAGATTAAGAATTACTTTATGGATTGATGACGCTGCTGGACAAGGTGGCACAGGCTCTATGGCTAGTGGTGGTCGTGGAGAATTCTGGGTTAATGGTCCTAATGGCTCTCAAGGTGCAGCGCAATTAGCTTTTGCTGAAATTGTTTGCCCTAAAGCTGGACCAAATGTTAAACAACTAGTTGAATCCGCTAGAAATAACACTAATCCTAAGACTATTGCGCTAACTGGATTAGCAAATGGCGATGTTGTTTGGGTATTTGCTGGTGGTGACCAATTCGGTTCTTCTAACGATATCACAGATGTTGTTATTACATCCTCAGGGTCTATTGGTACTGTCGTAAATGAGACAGAAGACCTTAGTGGAACAAATGATGACTGGTTGGGTATTTATAAAGTCCCAATCACAGGTGCAGGAAGTCATACATTAACTATTACTTTAACTAGATCAGGTGGAACTCCTGGTACCTGGCATGCTTGGGCAATACAAGTACCTGGTGCTAGTACCCAAAGTGCAGAAGATATTGTAACTTCTTATACTTCATCTAGTACTCAAGTTGTTTCAGTACCTGTTGATGCTGATGCTTTTGTAGGATTTGCTTCTTATGATTTTGATGCTGGAACGGTTGGGACTCCAACTCCTGGTGGAGCAAATACTGTAGAAAATTCAGCAGATGCTAACTATACAGAAAACTCCCACTATTGGCTAGGTCAGGCTGCTGGTACTAGAAACTACGGTACTACCGGTGCTGGTGGTACTGCTATTAGATGCCATGCAATTGAAATTCTAGGCCCATCCTCTGGTACCAACTTAGTAGTTGCAGACGCTGCAATCGCAATAGCCGCTGATAACATTGTAGTTACTCAAGAACATATGCTAGTAGTTCAAGAAGCAGCCATTTCAGTAGTTGCAGATGTAGCAAATTTAGTACAACAGCATAATCTAGCTATCCAAGAAGCTAATATTTCCACTCTGGCTGATGCCATGACTTTAGTACAGCAGCATCAACTAGCTTTGCAGGATGCCGGAATCAATTTAAGTGCCGAAGGTATGGCCTTAGTACAACAACACATCTTAGCTATTCAAGAAGCCACAATCCCTGTAGCCTCAGAAAACCTTAGTTTCGCAGGTGCTATCGATTTAATCATTCAAAAAGCTGTTATGGCTATGAGTGCTGACAATGTGAATATGTCGCAAGTTCATAACATCTTTGTGCACGAGGCTTTTCTTAGCACTGCATCTGATATGTTGACCTTAACGGTACCAGGTATAGGAGGGCCAGAAGTGCCTACTATTGCTGACCTCCAAAGACAAAAACTGGAGGTTATTACTGGGCTTACGAATCGTAGTGTCCAGGATTTGATGATGCAGTATTATGGTGGTCTAAGTGGGTTGACTCCTATTGGCTCATTTAGTATAAGTGATCACCAAAGAGTATATTGGGAGGCTCAGACTGGTCTTAACAAGCGGTCATTAGCCGACCTTGAGAAAGCATTTTATGATGTTCAGTTAATTCCCTCTGGCAGTAATGCTGACAGAGCCTACATCTATTGGAATTCTTTATAATGTTAGTACCTGCGGAAGATGGTCACTGGATTAGTGAGGAACATGATCGTATTAATCAGTTGCTACAGGAATATGATCCTCACCTTAGTTTAGCTTGGATTCCTCCTGAAAATCGTGACCCTAAAGAAGAGTTCCCATTTGCCGTTATGCATGCTCCCCCTACGCGAAAAGAGCCATATGTATTATTTCGTGTTAGGGAATCGGAGATGGATCACAGATTATTAGCCAGGGTCTATCTTGGCGATCTTACAAAGCATGATGTCCTAGATCAATTAGAAGCAGAAGAAAGAGCTAAGCGTAAGCTTCGTAATGCGGAATTAGCTGACGCTGCTGCTTTTCGTAGAGATTTAGTTAAGTCTATTGTAGCAAATAATAAGAGCACCTTTAAGCATAATGGAAAGGTGTATCCGACATGATCGTATCTGACGTCACTACTAGAGTATTGAAGCAGTTTGGTGATGAAGCTTCTGCACAAATCAATGGTGACGATATTATTCGTTGGATTAATGACGGTATTCGAGAAATTGCTGTTAAGAATAGCCTTAGTCAAGCTAGCGCCCTACAGAATGTAGTTGCTGGTACAGCAACTTATACTTTCCCTACTGATATGCTGTCAATGCAAACTCTGTATTTTGATGGTCTTCGTATTCCATTTTTGAAGCGCCAGGAGTATGATCAATATGTTAATTCTAGTGATCCTAAAGAAGAGTTGACTGGTACCCCTACCCTATGGACTCGTTGGGGTAGGCAATTTACACTATACCCTGAGCCTGATACGAGTATTACCAATGGAATTAAAATTCTTTATATTCAAACTCCTACTGCTGTAGATGACCCTACTGATGCTTTACCATTCCCTACGGAGTATCATAACCGTATCGTAGAATATGTCTTACAGCAAGCTTATGAAGTTGATGAAGATTGGGATGCATCCTCTCAAAAGAAGGATCAACTTTCTGAGGGTTTAGATATCCTTAAGTATCAAGAAGAACATGTGGAGCGAGAAACTTATCCGACAATTACAGTATTGGCAGATGATATGTAATGCCCGGAGAAGCTCTTAGACTAGGTCCCTTTACTGGTGGCATCAATCAATTATCCGACCCTACTGCCTTACAGGATACGGAATTAGTTGATGTTATTAATATGGAATTAGACTTAGATGGTTCTTACATCTCTCGTCCTCCGTTATTTGACTTAGCTGAGCCTTCTTCTGGTACTGGTATGAAGCTCTTAGGTTGGTATATTACTGATGCACATACTCGCCTAATTGGTCAAAATTCAACCTCTGTCTGGTCTTATGAGAGTGGTGCATGGACTGCCATTGTTGGTACTGGAACTTTAAAATGCACTGCTATGGTACAATATGACAATATCGCTTATCTCATTGCTACTCCTGACTCAGCCACAGATGGTGGTAGTATTAATGATTCTCTTGGTTTTAGTGCTATTGCTGCTATTCCTCGTGGTGGTAGTGCAGTAGTTCATAAAGAGCGACTATTTATTGTACCTGGCTCACTTAAGACAGGCTCAGATGCTAGTTTACTTAAAGGTTCTGCCCCTGCTAACTTCTCGTCATTCCCTATCAGCGTATATATCAACAAGGGTGATGGTCAGAAATTAATTGATATTCTAGTCTATAATGATAACTTGCTACTCTTCAAGAATGATTCTACATATGTACTAGCATACGACTCTGATCCCGCTGACGCTATTACCCGTAAAATCAACTCTAGCATTGGTGTAGCTTCATATGGTTGTGTTGTTCCCTATGAGAACAACTTGTATGTACTGCATCGCAATAATGTCTATGAGGTAGTTAATTACGATTTTGCTAAGATCAACTCTAAAGTACCCTTTGTTTTTGATGCTACTAAACCAAATCCTTGGGTCAATGAGACTTATGTGGGAATCATCGGCGACCGTTTGATAGTGAAATACTTTGCTAGAATTTATGTTTTTGGGCTTAAATCTAAGGTATGGACTAGATGGGATACTGGTTCTCGTTATATTGGTATTCCTGTAGCCAATCCTATTCGTGGTGAAGTTAATGCAGTACCTGAGTACACAATAGCGAGTGCTAACTCAGGATCTGATGCAGTTTATTCTATGCGAGATGTTTTTGATAGTGCGCATAGCGAAACTATTACTATGTTTATTCAAACTAAGAACTATGATTATGGTGTTCCTCAAAAGTACAAACGGCTGCTATGGTGGGGTGCAGATGTTTCTACTGTGAAAACAGTATATGGCACTGTTCAAGCTATTATAGTTAATTTTGGTGTTACTTGGGATGAAGCTTCTGATTACACATGGAATCAGGTAGCTAATAATACATGGGGGCAACCATTAGCGGCTCCTGTTATTGTTCAAACTACTGTAAATGCACAACCTGCGCCTAGGAAGTTTGTAAAATTTCCTAAGTCTATGCGTTTTAGGCAAATTAATTTTCAACTTACTTTAAGTTATGATGGTACTAATGCTACAGGGCCTGTGCGAGTATTTACGTTAACGACTATCGTAGGTACTAAGCAGGATGTCTCTAAGAGCTTGACTTAGGTGGTAGCATGTTTAATAGCTATGCAGCAGGGTCGAAGACGTATCGGGGTGTTAGTTCAGCCCCGCATATTGGACCACATATGAGTCTGGAGGGTTATGCTGAGAGGGATAAAACTTACCAGACTAGGCGTAGGAATAATGCTTTACTGAGACGTATTCAAGCTAAACAAAAGAATAGGTTTATGTCAGCGGATTATTTATCAGCACCTGAGGGGAGAACCCTTTAAATGGCTAATCAATCCCAGGAAGGTAGTGGCACTACTAGGGAGGTTACTCCTAGGCGTACTACTAGCTCATTACCGCCTCAAAGGGCCAGCACTGTCCCTATTTATCGGCGTCGTAGGACTAGGACTAGATCTAATAGGTCAAATAGGTCAAGGAGTAATCCTTCTTACACTAATAATGATAGGTCGCATGGTCGCCGTGGCGCAATTATGCGCAGAAGGTCTAGGTCTACTTCTCGCCCTGCTACTCCTGCTCGACCAGTAACTCCTCCTAAGCCGAAGATTCCTGATGTTAATACGTACCTTAAAGGTGACTCTACTTATCAGCGCCAGTTAGCAAGCTATGCTAAATCACTTTCTGATTTCTTAGCAGAGCAGGGTTTAGCTAGGACTGACTATAATACTAATTATGCTAATACGCGTCGGGATATTGGTTTATCTAAGACTGATGCTTTAGGCGATCTTGAGAATGACTTTGCGGCTCGTGGTATGCTTCAGTCTAGTTTATATTCTCAGGGCTTAGGTGATCTTAATCAACAATATCAGAACCAATACCTTGATCTTGATAAGGCTCGTACTTCTTTCCTGGATCAGCTTGCTCAGGATTTAACTAAGTACAGAGGTGAGCAAACTGTAGGAACACAGAATGCTAGGGCGGAGGCAATTCGTCGTAGAGCGGAGAAATACACCTAATGACTACTAAGTCTGAAATTGGGTATAGAAGCAATACGGTTGCTTCTACGCTTAAGCGTATTATCGAACGTAATAGATATATGAAGGAGCAAGCAGAGCAACAAGCTCCTCAAGTACCAATTACACCTATGTTACAGGGTCCGCCTAATTACCCTACTTCACGACATTATTCAGAATATGACCAACCTGGTCCCCCTGGTGGAGATCCTACAGAACAAATTTATCGTCAATTACAGCAACTGATGAATCCTAGTCAGGGGCTTAGGTTTAATCCAATTAATTTGCCAGAATTTGATCCTAATCAATATAAGGGTCAGGCAGAGGCTGCTGTTAATGCTCAGTTTAGTCCAGTCATTCAGGATATTTTGAGGCAGCAAGGCGCTGCTAGAACTCGTGCTGCTGGTAATAAGCAAGAAGTTGCTGGTATGTATGCAGGCTTAGCTAATTCTATTAATGCTGATACTACTGCAACTAACAGGTCTTATGATGCAGCACAAGCGGAATCTAAGAAGCTGTATTCAGATGAACGTAATAGAATTGCTGCTGGATATGCTGCGGATGCTGCTGCACAAAGAGCCGCTGCTAAAAGGTTAGGTATTCAAAATCTTGGGCAAGGAGTTGAGCAAGAAATTGCTCAACAACAAGGTGATCAAAGGTTTGCAGAGCAATTAGGTTCTCAGCAAATGCAGTCCACTCAAGGCGCTTTAGGCATGCAACAATCAGCTGCGGGTGATTATGACCGTGCTATTGCTAATGCCTCTAGGGCAGAGGGTGCCGAAGTTCAACAGGATATTACTCGTGGATTAGAAGATTATTTGTCTCAATCTAATACTAATCTATCTCAGGTTAGGTCCCAACAAGCTGGGTCTATTAATGATCTAATGATGCAGCTTGCTAATGCGGCTTATCAGAGAGACACGGCTAACCAGCAATTCCAATATCAGCAACAACGTGATTATATTGGCGATCAGAATAGCCTATTTGATCGTCAGATGAAGATGCAACAATTAGTAGCTGAGTTGGCTGGCGGTCAAGGTCAGCAAGGTGAACAAAAACTTAATCCTTGGCAACAAACTGCTTCATTTGCTGAGCAATTGCAGCCTGGTCAGGGCTCTGATATCGTAGCTGCTTTACAAGGTGCTATGAATGAGCGACCGGAGATTTGGGGACGTAACGAAGGTAATAGCGCTGGCGTTGAAATGAACCCGGCTCTATTTGCTAAGTTAGTTGCTGACTCTCAGTCTGCTGAAGGTATTGATCGAAACGTATTAATGCAGGTTGCGCAGGAGCTTTATAGACTGTTGTATGGGATGGGTTAATGAATTACGTAGATGACTACGTAGCCCGATTAAATGCTATTAAGGCGATGCAGTTAACCGGAATGGGTGCTCCTGCTCCGGCATCTAAAGCTGACTTCGCTAACTTTATCCTTAGTAAAGCTAGATCAGACTTTTCCATCCAGGCTCCTAACCTTCCTGCTCAGTCTAAGACTGGTTTACTTCATAAAGCTAAGAGTGTTGGGCAAGGAATTTTAGATGCTCTCTCTCGTCCTTTATATGGATTGGCAGAAGCTGTTGATACTGGCGTCAATGAGGGAGGTAATCCTTTAAAGGGTGTCCTAGAGGGGGTTACCGGCAAAGAGAAAACCTCCTTCATTGACGTTATTCAACATGCAGACGAACGCCATATTAAAGATAGTGCAGAATATAAAGCTATCACTGATCCTGCTAGAAAAGAAGAGTATCTTCGTGAGAAACTTAAGGCTAAGCGTACTAGTGCTTTTGTTTATGGTTTAGCTGGCGATTTAGCTTTTGACCCTCTTAATCTCGTAGGTGTTGGTGCAGTTAGAGGCGCAGTAACTGCTCCTGGTAAAGTTGTTAAGGGAGTTAAGGCTTTAAAGTCTGGCGAAAAGCTGGGTGAAGCAGAGGACGTTGGAGAGGCAATCTCAGCCACAGCGGCCAAAGCTCAAGAGTCAGGGCAGGTTCT